TCAAACATATGTTACACCCCGATCAATAAATTCCCTCAGAACAGTTTGTGGTGATTTCCACCCCAGAGGTCTCATGGGAAACTGGTTATAATCCCTACGGTTATAGGTTTGAAGCTGCTTGGAAAAATCCTCAAAGGAATAGAAAGTATGCGAGGTATAAAAACGTTCATTATCCTTGCGGTGGCTGCGTTCCACTTTTCCGTTATGACGTGGTGTAAAGGGTCGGATCAGTTTATGTTGGATGCCAAGTTCTTTTAAAGTCCGTTGGAATAAAGTCAATGTTTCTTTGCCGGAAGTGGAAAAGCGCTTTGTAAACTCCACGCCGTTGTCTGTCTGAACGCATTCGATTGGCATAGGAAAGCGTTGGATCAGATGCTTGAGGAACTGTGCGGATGAATAGGTGCTGTGTTCTTCAAAAGCTTCCACATACCGCCAGCGGGAGTACTCATCAATGGCGGTATACTGATAGAATTTCTTTCCTTTCGCATTATTGACAAGACAACATGCAGGAACGAATTTCACATCGACCTGGATACGCTGTCCGGGATATTTCATCTGCTCATAAGGCTTCGGAATATATTTGGGATTCGGAAGTTTTTGAGCCAAGATTCCCTGTTTCTTCAGAAAACGATACAATCCTGGGATGGAACGTTTATAACCGCGCTGCATAAGTTTGACCCAAAAGACAACCAGACCAGAATGGGGATTGCGCCTACGCATATCTTGGATCAGCTTGATTTCTTCAGGTGTATGCTGATTGGGATGGTGATGGGGACGGCGTGAACGATCGCGGAGAGACTCTATTGTGCCGTCATAGCGGCGCTTCCAACGATAAATATACTGGCGGTTTGTCTTATATTTAATTGCTGCTTTTGAGACACCATATTTTTCGGCGAAACGGATCAGGGATAGACGATACCTCATATCTTGTGTTATACTTGCCATGCGGGAATACTTCCTTTCTTAAATGTTTAGGTTTGGTAGCTTAAAGCATAACACAGAAAAGGTATTTCCGCTTTTTAATTATTCAGTTGTAACACATGTATTGTAATCCTACACTTTCTAACTATTTGGAAAATCTAGATAGTTGACATTTATGGTACATTTGCTATAATGTACTTAACAGGATAGCCGGAAGGTGACTGCACCTCACCCGCTCCGGTGCAACTTAAAAAACTATAAGAAATAGTCGTCAGCTTTGTCAGGGCAGGACGGCTATTTTTTATGCGTATAATTCAGAATGGCTAAAGCGCAATGCTTATGATCAAACTGAGTTCTTCATATGTACTCATAATTACCACCCCCCCCTCCACAGGATTCTCGGAATGGGTGGAAGCTCGTCCTCCGGCTACCCTGGTAAATACATTTTCCTTCGTATATGCTCCGGCGACTTTGGGAGTGTCGGGTATATTTCGTATAACGTAAAAGACCCCGTATTACTACGGGGTCTAAGTTGTGCAGGTAAACTGCATTGTCCTAATGTTATACACGCTAAGGTGTTTTGTTCTATAACATTATATGTTGGTATGCCCCAAAAGTCAATACTTTATACTATAATTATTTACCAATATATAATTCGCAGATTTTTTTATCTATTATATTTAAACTTTCATCGCTTAATTTTATACCTGCAAAAGCATCGGAATAATGCAAAGGTTTTGTTATTCGTATTTTGCTAATTGTTGTGATTTGAGAAACTAAGCCAATGCTTCCAGTTTTCATTAAATCAATTTCTTTTTGCACCTTATCGGCTTCCGTTGTATCTACTGTAAAAGCTATCGTTATTTTCTCTCCGGCATACACCGGATTTGGCGATACTTTCACATCTTGAATTGAATTATTGAATTTTTGCATATACTTTTGATGGAGCTTATCATATATTTCGTTTCCCAAATCAATAGTGAATTTATTAGGTGTGGTATATTCTTTTTTAGATGAAAGAGGAAGTACGGTTAATATATCGGAATAAGGGGAGTCTTTTTTATTTAAAACAACCGCATAATGCAATCCGCCTTCTTCATGACCAATACGAAAGCCTAGGTCAACTTGAATAATTTCACCTCTTTTGTATACTTTATTTTTTGAAGCATCAAATGTTTTTTCTTTTTTAATAAATCTACAATATGTATTGATCCAATACGAAAGCAGATTTATTTTTTTGAGATGGGAATCGTTTTCTGTTGTGCTGTCTTCAGGTGCTTTTTTAATGCGTGCTTCAAGCAGCTCATTAAGGGTTTTTATAGCTCTTTTTTATTTCCGATGACCTCATTTTTATCGAAAAAATATTTTTCTTTTTGTTTCATAGCGTTTTTACTTCCCTCTCTTTCTTTTGTCCCCTGTTCCTTTAACACCACTTTATATAATCATGGTGGTGGTTATATCTTTAAAATTTAGCTCTTAACTCAACAACTCGCCCGATAATTCTTACGGGCTTATTTTCTATCTCTTCATTTGAAAAGAACATAGGTTCGTAACAAGGATTACTTGAAACAAGTTCTATACCGTCTCGGTATTTTCTAATCCTTTTACAAGTAGCCTCGTCCCCGTTTATTGTAGCGATTACAATATCCCCACTTTCGGCGTCGTTTTGCTGCCGAACGATCACGACATCGCCGTCGGAAATTTTGGGTTCCATACTGTCACCCTTGATTTGAAGCCCGAAGAACTCACCGGTTCGAGCCATCTCCAGTGAGATTTCTTCCGTATCTATAATGTCGGTAACGGCGTCGATCGGGATACCGGCAGCAACACGACCGAGAACGTTAATAGTTATACCTTTACGAGGGGCGACTACATGCTCCTCAACTAAGTCGGATTTGGAAATACCAAAATAGTTCGCCATAAGTTCAATTTTATCTATTCGAGGGTAAGAATTCCCCTTTACCCAGTCTGTGAAAGTGGTATATTTAACGCCTAACGCTTTACACATTTCGTTTCTTGATTTTTGATGTTTCTCCATATAATACAGAATGTTTTTAGCCATTATCTTTTTATTTCCAAGAGCACTCACTTTCTCACCTACTTTCTATCTATAGTGTAGTATAAAACCGTAAAAAAATCAATAAAAACTTAAAAAATTACGAAAAAACCGTTGACAATACGATTAAACCGTAATATAATATGGAATGTAGCAAGGAGATAGCAGGAAAGGAGTTAGGAAATGGAGCAAAATGGAATGACCGACAAACAGTGGAAAGACATGTTAAAGATGTTGTTGGAAATCCTCAAAAATGAGGATAAAGAAAAAGCGATCGAATTTATTCAATCACTTTTAGAAAAATAACTAAATAGAGTACCCACAGGGGCGGCACTCCTCAACATTCCTGCTGAACCGCCCTTGTGATAAGTAAATCATAGCAGGAATATGAAAAATTGTAAATAGGAAGAGGCGATAAAATTGGGAAAAATACCTACACATATCAATCCTACTTTGAAACAGGCGCGTGAGATATATGGATATACGCAAATGGAGGCAGCTAAAAAAATTGGGGTTAGTGTTGACACATTAGGAAATTATGAGCGCGGAAAAAGTTACCCAGATGTCCCGATAATAAGAAAGATTGAAGAAGTTTATGAAATTCCTTACGCAAGGATTATTTTTTTACCACTTGATTACGACAAAACCGTAAACGAGCAATAAAAAATATCTTGACAAACATTTGCACAGAAGGAGGTGACGTAGATGTATATACATGAAGCGGTAGAAAAAGCAGTGAAAGAAAATGGAAAAATCATCAGATCATCCGCACGGAGACCGGAATCCGACATATATTCCGAGATTACTCCGACGAATTCTTATGATGCGTGTCTGATCACGGTATTGCATGATGGAAAACCGAGAAAAACAGCAGGGCGATGGAATCCGACAGCGGATGATCTGATGGCTGACGACTGGACTGTTATCACGGAATGAATTTAGAGATAAAGTCAGCAACTGTCAGCAGAGTTTCCTTTTTCTGATTCTCCATCTTTACGATGGCGACATCGGAAAGGGAACAATCGTAGATTGTATCGTCGGCGTAACTATTGTCGAGAAAACCATTACGCCCAAGTTCGCGCAGAACATCTTCAACGTCTTCGAGTGACCAGTCCGGAAACAAAGATGCATGAATCGATTCTGCGGAAGAGAAACATTTTGCACGAGACCGTGAAACATTGCCATCACGGCGCACAAGGTATTCATTATAGAGCTGACACAGAACAGTCTTAGCTTCTTTTGTAAGCATAGCAATAACTCCTTTCCCTAGTGTTCCGTAACACCACGAACCGGTAACTAAAGTATAGGGGATTAAGAGAGATAAAACAAGCGTATAATTTGCAACGCTCTGGGCGTAGAAATCGGGAGATTTATCAAAAAAGATAGAGGAAACAAAAGAGGAGGTGACGTAGATGTGGACATTTATATTTTTGGTAGCGGCGGTGTTCTTTGCAATTGGATGTCTTAAATGGAAAGTGTCGACGCTGGCTTTGATTTACTACATGGAGAAAAACCGGCACAAGGTTCCTAGTAAAGAAGAGATGAAAGAGTGCACCGGTTTTGTAGTGAAAAACATGATAAAAGATTTAACGCACTGGGCAGGTAGTCATTAATCATTGAGGTTAGCAACAAAACATAACAAAAAGGAGGCGATGAAATGAGCGTTGTAACGCGGAATGTGTCTGAATATGTGAGAAAGAAAGGCATAAATTTATCAGAACTATCCCGAAGCACAAAGATACAGTACAGGGCAATTTATGACAGTCTTGCAAAACCAGAACGCGATAGGGATCTTAGAGACCATGAGTTGATTAAAATTTGCACGTTCCTCGGAGTCGATCCGATGGACTTCGCAGATAAAA